CCACCTACCTTGGCATTATGAATCGGACAACGACAGCATGAGTTGATAGTCATCGGTGCGGAGAGAAGAACTCGAAGCATCTCTAGTTTCTCAATAGCTTTCTCTGAAACGTAGGTGCAACCGCACCCACATTTACAGGCAAACTCTGACCACTTGAAGTGAGGACTCGCGTTGTCTATTTCCAATTTCGACCCACCACCCTGTCTTCTTTCTCTCTCATCTGATTAGCATCATTCTCATAATCAGTTTGCATATTTTTCTCATAATTAGGGTTGCTCATATGACCCCACCCCATCTGGGAATGGTTCTTAATGTAATCCATAGACAAGGGATCATTTGCAAACTTACCTTTATTCTTCATGAGCATTGAATAAAAATTGTGCATCCGCATTTCGTCTATAGAGTCAGCTTCGTTGTAACCATTAAAAGCCTGTAGGAATGCTTTATAGTCTTCCTTTGTTACTTCTTCGCTATCATGATTCAGCATGTTATCCATTACTAATTCCTTTAAATTTCATTACTAATTAAAAGCTACTCTTGAAGCTACTCTTGAAGCTACTCTTGCCGCCCCATCCAGTCCCAGATTTAGACTCTCCGACTTCGGATTCACCAGCCAAGGTATCTACGACACCCTCACGGAGACCTTTGATTCCTCCAAGCACTGGCACTCGACTCGCTAACTCACGAATACCCTGACGCTCTTTGGAGTTGGTAGACTCGTTGCCCATGGCATCTTTAGCTGCATCTAATCCACCTGCTGCTACGTTGTAGCCAGACATGAACAGACCAACCGAAGGCCCAAAGACTGTGGAGGCCACACGCATCTGACCATAAGCTCCATTGTCTAACTGCTGTACTGAGTCGTACAGCATGTTGGAGAGAAGACCTAGCCCACCCATCTGGATTAATCCATCTAAGTACCAGCCAGCAAAGTCATTCTCATCACCATGAATCTTCTTGTCATATCCAAGTGACTTGAGGAGGTTACGATTACGGAGTGCAGCACTCTGATCATCGTCACCACCACGCACCTGAGATACGTCTTTGGATGCCATGGATGCCATACCAAAACCAGCACCAACTGTTAGTGCATATAGCAATGGGTAGACGTTTCGGTTTGCAGCTTCACTAACTAATCCACCTTCTCCTAGAGTCAAACGCTGCATCATCAAGGGGAATGACTTGAGCTGGAAGGCTATGCTTCCCCACGGAGTCTGCGCCCAAAGCGGTACATCGTTGGAGTTGGGAGTGAAGATGCTTTCGTTAGCAAAGCGGATCATGCCTTCACGAACAGAATCGTTATCGAGGATACGAGGATCGTTTAAATCTTTAGCACCTTCTTTACCGAACTCAGCCAGACCATAGCGGTTAAGGAATCGCATTGAAGTGCGATACTTCGCTGTGCCTTTCTTAGCTGTTAGGGCTGTGCGTTGCTCAGAGATAATGGCTTGATGGAATACTGCACCAGACATTTCTCGGTTCATGTTTGTCCATGGAGTTAGCATGGTGAAGTTGAAGAAAGCATTCGTTGCCTTCGTTGAATCAGCTCCAACCAAACCTGTGAGACGCTCATGAGTTAAGTTCTCAATGGCAACACCGACCTTCTGGATGCCCTCTCTGTACTGAGGATCAGAAGCATACTTTCGTAAGCCATTGGCCCATGCTCTAAAGTTGCCAGATCGAACAAGCGGTAAGGCTACGTCACCAAGCGAGGTGAGTGTAGTCCAGCCAAGTAACGACACTGCGTTAATCGAGCGAAGCACTTTGGATGTGTTGTTAGCCTGCTTAAAGAACGTGTCCTGTGGAGACACAGGCTTACGTTGAGTGACATTAAATAACCCTTGAGTAAACTTATACTCCTTCTCTTGGATCATTCCCTGCTTGCCTTCAAACTCAGCCAGAGCATTAGCGATAGCATCTGCCCTCTTCTCCCAAGCCTGTGTTGCTTTGGGGTGAGTGGCAATCAAGAAGTCACGCGCTGCTGCTGGCCCTTGAGTCTTTGCAATTTCCAATGTTTGGTTTGCAATCTCTTGTGCTTGAGCTGGGTCTTGGGTCATTGGAGTGAAAAGGTCATTCTCAATGGTGGCCTTCGTTGTTCCTTCAGCGTCTGGCACAATAATATCACGAGAGAACACCTTGCCTTTGGTGATTAAATCAACGACTCCACGCAGACCATGCTCGACTGTATATATATAGTCATAGTAACCATGAGAGCCTGTGCCAAACTTATTTGCCATTGCCACTCTGCGAGTAGATAGGTCAAAGTATTTGGTCATCATGCCTTCGAGGTCGTTCTCTAAATACTTCTCCAAAGACTTCAGTGAGTCAGGGTACTGGTCAAGACGGAGCATACGCTGGTAATCAATGTGATCACCTGTTGCATCTCTACGTCCACCTGTTGGAGGTGGCATGTATACGCCATCATCATCAGTCAAACGGCTGAAGATCATTTTAGCTTTCGTTTCAGCTTGCAGTGGAGTGATGTCAGCATTACGTTCCCTGAGTGACTCACGCATTAAGTGTTTAGCTAACTCCATTTCTACATTAACTTTATCCCGAATCATGGCTTCTTTGTTCCACACTTGAGGGAAGTAGTCCTCGATGTGGCCCATGATTACGCCCGACTCCTTTAAGCTAATCGCCTCTTGAGAAAATACTGCACGAAGGTCTTGATAGATCGCAAACTCTTCTGGAGACAGACGCTTCTCTGACTCATGCCCAAGAGGTCTACGCAACGTCTTCACGATACGAGTGACACTAGGAGCCTGATTGGTTCTTAGAGGATTATTCTTTGAAGCCCAAGCTCCAACAATACCTTTTGCATCAGGCAGCTTTTTTATCTTTAGAATGATCGGAATAATCCTGCGAGCTAGCTCAGAGTTCTGCTTCTCGTGGAAGCCAGAGCCAGAGAGAGGCTGGATGAAATCACCTAACCACTTCATGCCATTGCTGCGAAGACGATCAGAACCTTTGGCGAAGAATTGCTTTGGCCCATACTGAGATAAGGTTTTAGCTTGAGCTTCTGACAATGGCTGGCGTTTAGCCACAGCTACCAATGCAGAGGTTAATGTTGGGGGAGCACCTTGATCCTCCATTGGAGTTACTGTATCTGCCCAACCACGATTGTTAATGTTGCCTTCAGAATTAATGGCAGCAGTAAGCACTGCAAAGTTAGGGTTATCCGCATCAGTGTCAACAACTCTGCGCTCACTATAAAGCATAGGACTGTCTTCATCGAACAAGTCGGAGGCAAGGTGGTGCATCTTCTTGTTATCAAAGAATACCATCTCTTCATAGTTAACTAACTCTGAAGTTTTAAGCTCTCCAAATTCATCATTGGTATTGACGCGATTAGTCGTACTACCCACCTTGGCTTCATAACCAAGTGACTCCAGCATATCGTCAATGAACGCACGAGCTAGTGGCCCTCCATCCAGACTTCCATCTGATAAGTTTGACTCCAAGATATTGTAGAATTGTTGCCCACTTAAAGTGTCATCAGGATTAGCTTCCACTCTATCCGTAACTGCTTTTGCAATCGCTTGAGCAAGACCACCTTCCGAGCCATTTAAAATGACTTGTTGATTGTCAGTGGGATTAGTAGTGCTAGTTTCAAGTTCCTTCACGCGACCAATCATTTCATTGATCAGGTCACTGTCTGGACGATGAAGGGTTTTATCAAACATAGCGACCCGTTCAGCACCGACAATAAGCGGTATCATTACTGGGTCTGCTTTATAGCCAACGACTTGATTAAGGACTTGGTTGAGCTTACCAACCTCCTCATCAGCCATAACATAGGCTTGGTTAAAGAACTCTAAATCCGTAAGGTCTTTGTCTAGCTCTTGTTCCATCCGAGCGATACGATCTGGATCATTACTCTCTCTGCCTAATCGAGCTATCATCTGCTCTTTAGACTTGATTTTATTCTGAGTAATCACAATGCTTTCGGCATAGTGAGAGCTGTCCATGTGAGCCTCATGAAGTAGCTTCACGTTATCCATCATCGAAAGAAACTTTGATGGGCCAGCAATTGTTGGAGATTCCTTAAATATCTTCTTTTCTTTTGCAAGAGCTTCCATCATCCCTTGCAAAGAAGCAAGAGTTGGGCGTTTTGCAAACGTATCAAATCCTACATCAGCATTAGTTGTGGCATGAATACCTCGACCATGACGACCATCGGCAGAAGGTCTGAGCACAGGGTTTTTGTTGCGGTCAAATGCTGCACCATTAGGGCTGGAGTGCCATACGATTTGTATTGAACCATCAGCTTTGCGACCAAGACCTCTGGCTGCATTATCCATTAACTTGAATCGAGTTGGGCTGGCCTTCTCTGCATAATCCATGTAGCTATTGATCATTTTATCCTTCACCTTTGGAAGGACTGCTCTCAAGAAAGTATCTTTTAAAGCATCAGTTTGCTGTATCTTGACTTCATTCGCTCCAAGAGGTTCAGCGTAAGCAAGCTCGTCAAAGATGCCAACTAGCTTGTGCTTATCAACCACACCCTCAGTTAAGTATTTAACGCTGTCACGAACATCATCAAAGATGTCTATAACAGTGTTAGCTTCTTTGTTTGTTAGGCCAGTAAAGATGTTATTTCTTTGTGGGAAACTACCTGACATGTAATGAATGAAGGACTCAGTAAAGAAGTGCTCCATTTCTTGATGCTCACTAGCAGAGCTTCCAAGGTGTTTACGAACACGTTTCTTTATTGCTTCTGGCTGTAAGCGATACGTTTCTAAAATGGCTATCTTACTGGAGGATGGGATCGCTTGAGTCCTAAGAGCTAGGCGAGCCATACCTCTCATGCCATCCTTAATTCCCTCAGTGCTGTCTCCTGATATTACAGCCAGATTAGTGACATCCTTACGGATTCGGCTCAAGAATGCTCTCATTTCTTTAGAGCTTAGATCAATTGGGTTGATCATATCTCTGGCGTAAGGAGTGTTAGGATCACCGATTCTTCCCCAGTGAGATTCAAGGTCGTCCACAATGGTATAAGCATCTAAGAATTTTGTGCTTAAAAACTCACTGTTGGTTTCCATATCAAGCATATTTAAGAATCGAGACATGACCTGACGTAGTGAGTTCTGTATCAACTCATCCCGATGGGTGAACATCCGTATGAACTCTTGTCCCTGAGTTGACATGCCGTTTGGTATGCCTGTTTTCTCATCGACTGGCCCATTAAACAGACGCTCTTCTTTATCTACGAGCACCCTGACAATGTGACCTAGCTTAGTATCATTCTTAGCTGCTTTTGCTCTTTTATTTTGTCCACGCCTTATCATCTCAAGTCGTATTGCTCTGACGTTACCTGCGCCATTTGCATCTCCAGCAGCGTCATCTGAGATTGCTTCACGCAAAAGATGACGAATGGTTGGAGTATCTAACTTGTTGTACCTTGCATCTTCTTTAAAGTTTTTAGGTAATCTTGCAGGGGTACTCTTCCACCTCTCTAAAAGCGCAGCAGCCGCTGCTGGGCCTTTAATGTCAAAGCCTCCAGCCAGATCAGTTAGCTCCTTAATAGAAAGGTCTTTAACTGAAAACTTTTCAGACTTAAATTGATCACGAGGAGTCTTTTTAACTTTCTTGTAATTAGCCTTATTAGCCCAAGTCACTAAGGTCTCAAGTGAAGGTTCGATCTCTGGCTTCTTCTTCTGCCAAGCCAACTTTATCTTGAATCCATCACGATACTTTTCAAGCGCATCAGGGAAGGCATCTTTAGACATGCCAGACAAGATAAGCTCTTGCTCATTGCGGAAATACTGAGCACGCAAAGTATCATCTAGCTTGTTAACGAGTTCACGAACACCACCAGTCTCCCAATGCTTCGCAAGCTCGTAAATTAATTCTTTCTCCGCTTCCATTGGCATATCAATCATGCCTGATTCTAAATCTGCCCACTCTTCTGGAGTAAGATCACTACCCATCTTGCCCTTATCTTCAGCAGACTTTTCACGAATGATGTTATAGATTCCCTCAGAGGCTTGACGGAGTTCATCATACATTGAAGAGACTTGTCTAAACTTACCCGTTGGTGCTCGCTCACTGGTTAATGACCAGAAAGATTTAGCCAATTCTTTCATTGGCATAATCATGTCTTTACCAGCTAGTGCGTCCTCTATATCCTGATTGTGAAAAGTGTTCATTCCAATACGAGACTTAATAGCTTCGCCTGTAGGTGTCTTAGGTTCAGCGTTTAGTAAATCAATCTTCTTGGTATTCTGTACCAACAAGTCTCGGTGCTGCTTTTCATTTGGAATGATGTTGATGAACAAGCGTTCTAAATCAGGATCAACTACTCCAGACTGTTTAACAAATCGCTCGTACAGATATTTAAAATACTTTTGGACTTGCTGGAAGTACGTCTCCAACTGAGCGTCTGGTGAAGCCTTAGTTCGCATTGCAAATAAAGAAAAACTTTCTGCAAAAAACTCTTGAGGCGTAAGGTCTGAGTTGTGAATTATTTTACTTTCACCAATACGAGATGTTCCATCTCCTGTGCGATATTCGCTGCCAATAGGTAGCGCATCAGCCATCTTCTCTACGTCTAGGCTTCCGTCTTCTTTGTAGTATTTGCCCATCGCTTGCATGAAATCACTCTTTTGACCAGGAGTCAGTATGTTGCCATACATCCAATGGGCCATTTCATGGTAGAAAGTCGCTAGCTTGGGGGTAATAAAACCATCCCCATCCATGATGGTAACTTCATTTTTGCTGTATAAAGCATTCCAAGTACCCTCACTGCCTCTCTTAGTTTGCCTTTTCTTGTTGAAAATAGGAGCGACATCTGAGTAACCCAAATCTCCAAATCGATCTAATAGAGCCACTGCATTTTCTACAAAATCAGGGCCATGGGATGCAAACTTTTCCCGTATTTGAATGATGGCTGCTTTACGAGACTGAGTGTTTCTCATGACTCCATTAGGAAGTAACTTTGCACGAACATCTTCAATCGCTTTAGTTGCGTCCATTCGGCTCTTCATTACAGTAGAGGTTCTACTCCAAGGTAAGGTAGTCATGGAAGTTGCAAATCGATCAAACTCGGCAAGAGAAGTACCTAAGTACCCCTTTTCGCTCATAGCTCTTGAAACAACAGGACTAAGAGCGTCTCTTAAAATGACAGCATCTTCTTGAGTCAGTCCTAGATCAGCTAAAGTTCTATCAAAACTTTCTATTGGCAGTGGCTCTGGATCGCTTGCTTTTGGAGTTGATGATGGAACTTCCAAAACAGTCTCAGCAACAGGGGTAACTGGTGCAGTTTCTTCTGGTACTCTGCTAGGTGTAGGTTCTCCAATAAGACCATTGATTTCTTCAAATAACGTCTTCTCATCCATAGTCGGAATGTCAGATTCCATCTGTGCCGTGGTGTAATCTGGGCCATCTACAGGATCAACTGGTCTTTGATCTGGAGCAGTGAGTTCATCAATTGTTCTTGCAGCATCATCAAGTGCAGTAGCTGGTGCTACTGTATCAGGAGCAACTGGTGCTACTGGAGCATTGGATGCAGCTTGCTCATCTGTGTAGGCTTTAATGCGAGCAGCCAGACTATTGATGTTGATAGAATTGAGGTCTTCTCCTTCTATCTTTAGTCCATACTCTTCAATGATTTTCTTCATCAAGACTTTGCGCTGCTCTGGTCGCTTACTCTTGACTGCGTTATCTATTTTCTTTTGGTCAACACCCATATCTTGAAGTAGTGCGATAGACTCATTGGTTAAATCAGACTTAGGGCGACCAGTAGCTACAGGAGCGGCATCTGGTACTGCGGCTTCTATCGCATCATCTGCTAGTGCAGGAGTTACTGGAGCATCTACGACTGGAGCTTCGGCAACAGCTTCAGCAATATTCCCCTCTGGTAAAGTATCCTGAGTAGTTCCTTCTCTAGCCGCTGCCCTCGCTGCGTCTCTAGCTGCCGCTTCTGCTTCTCCGTCTATCATATTGATCTGAGGTTTTTCACCAGCCACTGCTGGAGTGGCAGATGGAGGTGGAGTTTCTGGAACGACAGGCACTCGTGTTGTAGGTGCTGGTGTAGCTTGAGAAGCCTGAAGTGAGTTACGAATCTGGATGACAGTTTCTTTGAGGTCAGCTAATTCTTCACTCTCTTTGAAGAGAGCTTCTTGCGCCTTACCAGAGGCAGTCTTTAACTCCTCATCTATTTCTGCCTGACGAACTGCACCATTGCGTAGTTTAACGCGAGTACGATTAAGTAAATTGATTTGTGCAACAAGTGGCTTACGACCAACTGGGTTAGTGGTTTGATCTAACCTAGCTTGCACTCGGTCAATGGCTCCAGTGATTACATCGTAGTCATCTTTGTCTACCCAACTGATTGCTTCTTCTACTGGAACTTTTCGATCTGCTGCATCCATCGCAGCACGTTGAGCATCCATCGCATCAAGTTGAGCTGACTCTGTAGCATCCATCTCAGCACGTTGGTCGTATGATGCTTGAGTTTCTGTCTCTAGCTTTGCAGTAGCTCCTTCTGGAGTTAGAGCAAAATCAACTTCCTTCTGAGTCATCATTGGAATTGATTCGGGAGTGTAGCCTTCATCAAGTAGACGTTGAGCTTGCTTGGTTCCTATGCGAGCACCCCATGCTCCAGAGAACGCAGCCATGATTCCACCTAGACCAGCACCAGCAATAAGACCGATACCACCAGCCATAGCTCCTCGGCTTACAGAGTATTCATCTTGGAGTCCAACGTCTATTTCGTAGCCTTGAGTCAGTGCATCTATGCCTACTCCAACAGGAGCAGCGACTGCACCCTCGACTAACGCACCACGTTTGGCAGCAGCTTTTACACCAGCTCGCATACCACTTTCTCCAACTGCAACAGCTCCACGAGCTGCGGCTTTACCTACTGCCGCACCAGCACCAAAGCCGATGAGGTTAAGAGGGTCAGCCAGAATAGATTGGCCTATGTTAGCTGCGACATTGAATCCACCGATCTTATCAGCAAAGCCACCCTTACTATTGAGCATGGGAACTTTGTGATAAAGAGAAGACATACGAGCCATGTGGCTTTTTTGCTCTTCGTTGGCACTACTCGATTCTGCCCAGTTTATGCCAGCACCAATAGTGTTTAAGTTGTTCCAAGATTGATCTTCATGGAACTCCTCAAGCATCTCTTTGTCATCATCAAAGTAGCGGCCTTTCCATTTGCGGTAGTAGTCACGGATGTCAGCCAGCGCACGAGGGTCACTAAGGACTTGATCGTCTGGCGTGTCTTGAAGGTAGGCTGCTGATGATGATGCTGTTGGACTTAAAGACTCACGTTCAGCTTTAATTTTTGCTAGGCGAGCGATTGCATTGGCATTGGGTAAGGACATTCGGTACTCCAGTTTCCGAAATTAAATCATTAGGGAAACTGTATTGGAGTACCGAGTTTTGGTCGTCCTACTAAGGCTCTAAGTCTGCCATGATAGTACCAATCCGTGAATGTAGATTTCGTGCTTTCTCGGCTATAGCCAGTATCTGGTCATGAAGAGCTTTTTTCTCGAAGGCTTGGTTTGAATTGAGTGCGTCCTTCTGGTTTTGAAGATCATCAGTCTGAGATTTATATTCATCAAACGTAGCTTGCGCTCCTTCCAATTCCTTTTTAGCAGCGTATGCCTTCATCTCTTCAGTTGATTGTCCTCCACCAGTAGTTGTGCTGCTCTTAGGGAAGCTCGCAATTTTGCCGTTAACCATTGATAGACCTTGCGCGACATTCTTGAGTGTGCCAGTTCCCATGAACAAGTCATCTGGGAATAAATATGCCACCTTAGTTGGTGGTGGTATTGGCGCAGTCATATTTCCAGAACTTGATAAGGCTTTCTCTAGTATTTTCTTCATCTCGCCCATGACTTCTTGAGCTTCGTCCAGAGTTACTCTTGGCCCAAAGGCTGTTTTAAAATCTGATTCACGGACTCCCATGTCAGCATTCATTTCCAGAACGAGGTCAGCAATAGCAGTCTGGTTATCTTGAAATTTGTTTATGTCTCCGTTTTGAATAGCAAACTCCATACCCATTAAGTAAGCATCAAGCTCTGCCTGTGTGTCTTTAATTAGGATTTTTTTGTATGAATCTGTAGTGTACCGATCTACTCCAATGGCCTTGGTTTTTTGAGCCAGCAGTGACTGTTTTAGGGAACTGTATGTACTCGGCTTCATGTTTTGACTCATCAATTTCACACGAGAGTCTTGTGGGTTTTCTATTTCAGCACTCATTGCTGCAATAATAACTGTCTGATCTACATCTTTACCAAATGTTCCATCATTCACTTTGCTATTTATCCAATCACTGAAAGCCCCAACGTATGCGTTTGGTGCAAACTGATATTTATTTGCAATAATCGTTATGGCAGAACCAATAGTATCACTTACTTTAGGGAAGTAATTTCCTATCTCTTTGTTAGTATTTGTCTTTAAATTAGCCATGTACTTATCAACATCAAGAATGCCAGCAGCTCGCTTACCAGCATTACCTTTGTTGTACTCTTGCATCTCTATATCAGTCGCTTGGTTCATTATTGTTTGAGACTGTTGCCAAATACGTTTAATGATTTTATCGTCTGTGACATTGTAGAGATTCATTATCTCAGTGATCGACTCCAAACTTGCTGTTCCATTCTTCACAGAAGCGTCTATCCCACCCCTAACCATGGCTTTCTCTATTCTCTCAGGCATAACCATCTCTTGGGCTTGGTCAAATACTGTGTCCTCTTGAGTAATGGTTTTCTCTAACTGACTAGCAGCTAAGTCTTCTCGTGTTGTTTTCCTACCTCTCTCTACATCTGCATAGCCTTGATCTAAGATTTTTTGAGCTGCGGCTTTTGTAGCCTCTTCAAAGTCAAAGTTGTATGTCAACACACCCTGCTTAAATTCAATATCTTTTTGCCTATCTGTAATTAACTCACGAGCAATATCCTTTTCAGCTTTTGCTAGTTTCATCTCATAATCTTTATCATCCCTTGATTGAATTACGAGTAGACGGGCAGCAGCAGTAACCGCCTCCTGCTCTTGCCTCTTGAGTGTGACTTGCTGGCCTTCCCATGTAATAACTCCCCTTTCGTATGTAGCATTGGCCTGTTCATAGCCTGTTACAACTTGTTCGCGGTCTGCTTCCTGAGAAGCGAGTATAGATTCAATTATACTTCTGGGAGTATTAGGGAAAAAAGTCTGGACTGTTTCTACATCAAATATGTTGCTCTTACCTAGCAACTTAATCTGTGTGGCAACTTCCCCAATCTTTTTATTTCTGTACGATGTGTATTCTTTGCCAGTATTCCGACCTTGATTACTCATCGTAGAGTATTGTTCTCTTAAACCTTCTGGTAATGACTCGTAAATAGAATTATAAATTTTGTCATAATCCCCATCCTCAAATACACCACTTTCTGGCATTGTTGCTGATGCAAATGCCTCATCTCTGGCTTCAATTATATACCCACGCATCGTATTGCTATTCTTTATTTGCTCAAAATCATCAGCAGCTTTCTTCTCTGCAAGAGATTTGTTCTGGGCAGTAACAATGCTTTGGAGACGCTGTTGAGTTGGAGCGTGCTTTCTCAACACTCCACCTGAGTTTGAATCCCAAGCGTCTGATAAACTCTGCTCGGTCACTTCTATGCCGAGGTCAGATTGATTCTTTAAATGTTCGTTGAATAGCTTGGCAGCTTCTCTTCGGTTTGTTGTAGACCTTTCACGCTGGGCTTTCATCCCATCCATTATGGAAGCAAACATTATGAGTCATCCTCCTTATCTAGTTTGAAATCGTAATCAAAGTTCCAGTCATTCTCGCGTAACATTCCTAACTCATCGCCAAATGCTCCACCCTGCCTTACCTTATTATTGTAAGCGTTAGTCTGCATACTGTTGGTAAGAGTGGCTGCGTTATTAAGCGCACCTTGACCATCAGTCTTACGAGAGTTAGACATCATATCAAACGGCTTAGAGTAATATCTATCGTACTCGCTAGTGATGTTAGCTCGGTTCGTATTGAGGAGGTTCTCGTAGTCAGTGGCTTTGCTAACTGCTCGTGTCTGAGCATCTGTTCTGGCTTTACCCATCAGGTCAGCGTACTTAGTTGTGAGTTCACGTTTGCGATCACTCTCTAGTGAGGAGTCAAGCATGCCTCGTGATCTTTGGTTGGCATAGCCTTGTGAGTTAACTCGGTCAATGACGTTGTTAAGATCGTTCACGTTCTGATCAAAGTAAGTGTTAGTGTCGTTTTGAATCGACTGAGGAGTGACCTGACTCCGCGCTCCAAGACGATCAAACACATTCTTTAGAGTGGCTTGATAGTTTCTCATCTGAGTCTGTTGATCAGTTCGCATGTCGATGTCGTAGCCCTCACGAAGGCGAGCCATATCTAACAACTCTCTTTGAATCTGCATCTGCTCTGCTTGCATTGCAGAGTTATCAGAGCTAGCAGACATTGTTTCACTTGCTCCCATTAGAGCAGTACCCATATTAAATAATGTTCCCCAAGCTACCATGATGCCACCTTAAAAGTTTTGTACGTTATTGGATAAGCCTGCTCTTCGAGAGGCTGTGCCATTATCTTGGTAGCTGTCCAAACGAGCATACGTCCAGCGTCCATTACGATCTTTAATTCGTCTCCAGAAGGTCACTCCGTCTAAGCTAAACGCTTGACCATTTTGACCATAAGCTCCAGTACCATCTGGATCGGTAAGGTTATCTGGAAGAGGGATGTCTTCTCCAACTACTGGGTCACTAGGAGCAACAGGAGCTTCAGATTGATTCCCTTGACCCTGACTTTGACCACCATTGTTGTTTTGGTTGCCACCATCTGGTCGGTTGGCTGGGCTGTTAGGGTTGGTGTCTTCGCCAATCATCACTGAGGAGTCGATATGGTTTGCTTCGCCTTGTGGGATAAGAGATTCTAGTTCTCCATCTTTCTGGCCTATAGGTACACCATCTATATAGAGTGTAGATGTGTCATTGCCGAATCGATACTCTTCTCCATCACTGTCTGTGATAACTGGGCTAACAGACTTACGAGTAATAACCCTTCCATCAGCCATTGTGTAAACACTGGTTGTGTACTCATCAAGCATCCCCTCTGTAGTTCGCTCAACTGTTACTACTCCAGACTTCACCCATTCATCAAGGCTCTTATCAAGCTCTGCATACAAGTATTCTTTTGGAGTCGCTGGAGTTTCATATTTACCAAACTCTCCAAGAATATTTGTAAGCTCTTCCCAAGCTGCATCCTGATCTTCAGCAGTGACTATGGTATCTCCAGAGTAGGTTTTGTCTTTGAGTGAATCCATCTCTTGAGATATTATTGCTTGAGCATCTTCGCCTTGGCTGGTTAAAATCTTGAGTCGGTTAGCCCAATACTCTTGGTTGTATTTTTGTTTCTCTTCGACCTGATCTTCTACATCTTTGATTTGTTTCTTTGCGTTAGAGTTGACGTTTTCTAGGGTTACGCCATTTTCTTTTTGTCGTTGAATAACTTCCAAAATCTGTTCTTCTGACAACTTAAAGGCATCTGCTGTATCTTCTGCAAACATAGATTGTGTGTCGTACTGATTAGCGAACTGTTCGTCTACTTGTCGCAATGCCTTATTTGTTGCAGCTTCTTGTGAGTTACGAGCAAGAAGGTCAGCCTTCTGATCAGATATTCTCTGCTTTCCACTATCAATAAGGTCTCTTTGAACATTGACGATTTGACCTTCGTTGTCTACGACTTCCAAACCTAATTTCTTTCTTAGTCCTTCCATTATAAGGAGGTCTTTGTTTGTATCGTCTACGTTAGACTGAACGCCCTTAATCTCATTACCTGTTGCGTCTCGGTTAGTTTTAATTGCGCCTTTGTTTTTTTCAATTAAACCCAAGTTGTCTTTAACATCTTGAGATGAGCTATCAAGCTGGTCTTGAAACTCTTGATTATTATCAAGTACGCCAGTCTTGAGTGACTCTGCCCACTTCTGCAACCACTCTATATTGTCAGCCTCTACTGGCAGTTCGGTTATTGTCGCTGCTGGAGCTGCGGTTCCATTAGACACAGGGGTAGTTCCAATATACACAGGGGTAGTCTGCACCATTGGCATTGGAGTCGCTTGCTGACCTTGCTCGTTAGGGCTGGCGTAAACGGGAGTTGGAACCTTGGGTGCTGGTGTAAGATAATTGGTATAATTATTACCTTCATTTCCGCGAGGATCACCAGAGCTACTTGAACTACTTGAAGCATTAGAATTGCCAGAACCATAGTTCGCAGTCTGTGCATTAGCTGATGCGTTGTTGTTCTTGTTTCGGTTGCCAGTCTTCTCACTGTTGCCGCCATTTGCTGTTGCCTGTGTCCAAGCCATGCCGTTCTCCTTAGATAATTGCTGTTGCGGTTGATAGGCTTACTTGAAGCCCTACGCAAGCACTATTCGCATTGGTTACGGCAAAGTCTATGGACTTACCAGCACTGGCTGCATCAATCTGAATGACTGTTCCAAATGTCAGGTTAGAGGCTGTGTTTGATACAGAGAAGGTTGATCCTGCACTCACGCCATCCACAGTCATGGTGACATCACATGCTCCTGCTTCAGTCTTGAGGGAGATTCCATCAACACGAAGAACCTGTTTCCATAAGCGCATTAAGTGAAGACTACCATTGGTCACAGCACCACTCTTATATAGAGGGTACATTGCTGCACTAAACCGATTAGGGAATTGAGCGACTGGAATTTTTCCTGTTGCATCTAAAGACGCTACTCCGTTAGCCGCAGCCTTAGATGTTTTAAGAACAACAGAGGATAGGTTTAGGTCTGCGATCTCAAAGCCAGAACCAGAGGAGTTAACGCGGAGATACTTGAGTGCGTTTGAACTAGCAGGTACAGGCAACGAAGCGTCTGGGGAAGTGGAGTACCACGCTCCTGACTCTTTGAACTTTAGTTCTGCTACTGCACCAGAGGTGTCTACCCAAAGGTATCCATCGTTACCAGAAGGAGTTGATGAACCTACGTTCATGTGGGCTTTGTCAGCTAACTCGGTAGCAAGTGTTGCAACCTTGGCTACTGGTATTTGTCCGTCAGTGATTGCCAGCTTTGTAAATGTAATGAAGCCGTTTGCATCGGTGTACTTATCCTCAGTCATCAAGCCAGAAACACGAACAGAAGCTGTGTTCTCGATGGTGAAGATTGTGATCAGGTCATTCACTGAAAGGGCTGAGTTGAAGGTTACAGTGTTGGTACTTGAGCTGGATGTGAAGTCATTTGCTCCACCTGTCTGCTGCAAGATGCCGTTACGATAAACTAAGATTTGCTCTTGTTCAGTGTGAACGAATGGGACGATTACTTGGTTCGCTACAGCGGTAGCATCTGATCTACGGAAGTTAGATATTGAGCTGGGACGTATAGAGTAGATCGAGGCTTTAATCCCTGATCCCACGGCTGTACCTAGTGTCACAGTGTTGGCTGTTGAGTTTGCTGTGTAAGTAGATTCGGCTTGAAGTATTCCGTTTAAGTAGACCAACACGTTGTCAGTAGTTGCTTCAAAGGCATAGGCAATAACTGTAGCACCAGTTGCCATGGCAATGTCTTTGCGATTAAAGAAGATAGGCGCATTAATTGTGCCTACGTCTGATCCAGCCGCTCCACGAATATCAGCGATAGCAGCAATGGATTTCCATCCCTCGGTGTCAGTGGTGTAAGTTCCAACACGATATTGTAGGCCAGAGGTAGTATCAAGACGGATTTGTACAACACCATCAAAATCTCCACTAGCATCAAAGATCGAATCCAAGAGTTCAGAAATAGACTTATTGCCAAGCTCCGCTGAGTTGATATAGCGAAGTATATTTTCAAACTCAGTGTTGATGTTACCAGTAGACGTATAGTTCTGGGGGTGCTGCTGTCTGATGCGAGCCATTTTAAATTACCTACTTTTTAGTGTTAATGGCTACTCCCAGAATCTGGATCAGCCCTTTACCTTTAATTGTCATCTTTAGCTGGATGCCTCGATAGCGATGCTCCAACTTGCGGTTAAACTGTCGATTCAATGGAACATCTGGAAATTCTCCAGCGACTAAATCATCTTGAATCTGGAAGTTATGAGTCGATAAGATTCGCCCTCCATCATCAAATGCTTCCACTTGAATCTCTCCCTTTCCAGTTGCTTGTATCAGCATGGAGTGGGATTGTTTTATTTCGGTCATAGTGCCATGCCACAAAATTGGGGTCGTCACTACTGCTGTAGGGTATTCCTCTGCTGAGTCTTCACTGTATCGGTATTCCCAAATCTGTCCATTGTTACCATATAAGGTAATTCCTCCAAGAGCTGCTGAACATTGGGTGTTATTAAAGTCACCTGTGTTCCACTTATTCGCTGCTGAGTCATCGTTAGGAGCCAGAGTAAGAGTTAGGCGAGTACAGATGGAGTTAGAGCGAGGGAAGAAGATATGGTACTGGTGCTCGTCTTGGTCGTAGTGAGCTGATATATCTTCTGGGTTAGAGACTTGGCTAATTAGTTTACGATAGAGGCGAGTGACTTTTGCTGACATCGGTTCGATGTTTGCAGTGATGCCGTTTGCTGATGATCGTGCTAGACGATATACACCATCTCTTGCACAAAAGAATACTCCGTCAGCAACTTCCTTTATGGTGTTGTGAGATATAGTTCCAGCGTTAATGATGATGCTGTCATCAATGGCGATCTTGGTATTGTCTGTGGAGATTTCATACACCACGCCTTTGTCTTCTGTAAAGATAACAAGGCGAGAGTTCTCGAATGTACCAAGACCTTTTATTGAACCTTGGTTTCCGATTACGTTTCCGATGTCAAAGAAGATGGCCTTAGTGACCTGCTCCGCATCTGGCTCCTCATCTTCTGGGAATATTTCTGAGTCATCTACACGACTGAGCTTTAGTTTAGTTGAGGAGCCTTGTCCTCCAGCAATGACCAGCCTGTTTTGAATTGTGGTGATATAGGCTGGGTCTTGAATGTTCTCAGATTTTGATTGCTTAAAGATTGTGCCATCAAAGTATTCCAGTGGCTTTCCTCTTGAAGAGAATACAGTCTTGCCTCCAAATACTGTGGAGGTGACAACTGCATCTACATCATAGATGTCGATTAAGTCTGCACCATTGTCTGCGATCAGAGCTGTACCTGAGTCCTGAGTCTCAGCCCATACTGCTAAGTCACTTCCGTAGAAAGCCAGATGACGGATAGTTCCGATAGTTGTCTTCCGCAAGGTTGCGCCATTATCACGGATGATCGTGCCTCTCCAATCGCAAGAAGCGTTAACGCAATCAACCAAATGCTGCTCGTCACCTGTATCCAATGATGACTTATCTCGGCTTGAATCTACGCCTTGAAAGTTATGGTAGGAGTGCGTTGTTAACCTAACGCCAGATGGAGCGAGAGTGCTAGACATTATCGGAAACTCTGATTAAATGTTGGCTTCAATGTTCCATGCTTCATGATGTACAACTTTTGATTCATGGTACGGAAATACTTCTCACCAGCCATCTGAGCTTTAGACGAGTGCTGCTGGGCTGCGTAATGAAACAGCATGCCTAATACAATGATGTTGTCTGGCACTTTTCTAGCTTCTTGGATAGATACATAAGGTTCAAGTGCAGTGCCAGTAAAATAAGGATGGCTGTTAATCTCTTCAAGAACTTCGTTTGCAAATTCCATCATCATTAAAGAGACATCACCATCTACAGTGGATGGAGTGAACTCCCCGTGCCTGCGAAGTGCCTGCATAATTAGCTCTTCTAATGGGGAGAACAAGTCGCGGATTTGAGGGTTCATACTAGCCATAATTATTTCTCTACTAATATCCCAGTAATAATATGAGAGTGACGTAACGCTTGTGCATGGATTGACTTAGGCACAGGCCAGATGTGAGAACCATTAGATTGGATAACAGGCTTTATCAGCACATCTCCTACCTTTAATGTGAATGGAGCATCCCCAACACGAGGGGATATGTATTCAATTGCGGTATCTTCTGGCGTACTGTCAGCTTTAATCTTTTTATCTGTCATTGTTTGTTTCCTTGTAAAAAAAAACCGAGGGGTCTCCTCGGC